GGCCGGGCACGCGGTGGCGCCGGCCGGGATCCCCGACCGGGCGGCGGTGAACCTGCGCCGCGGCGTCGACACGGACGAGGTGTACGAGCGGCCGTTCAAGGAGATCTACACGGCCCTGTCGAAGGGCAAGCCGCTCACCGAGGCAGTCGGCCTCGGCGAGACACGGCTGCGGCAGATCACAGAGCTGGACCTGCAGGCCACGTACGCGGCCGCCTCACGAGAGGCGATGGAGCAGCTGCCGTCGGACGCGGCACCGCGATTCTGGCGCCGGCAGCTGGTCGGATCGGAGAACTGCGCGCTGTGCGTGCTGGCGTCGACGCAGCGGTACCACCTCTCGACGCTGAACCCGATCCACCCCGCGTGCGACTGCCGCGTCCAGCCGATCTGGGGCCACCAGGACCCGGGCCAGGTGATCGCGGCGGACCTGCTGGAGCGGGCGCATGCCGCGGTTCAGGAACTGACCGGCGCGACGGACCGCGGAGGGCGGGAGCCGGACTACCGCAAGGTCGTGCTGCAGATGACGCAGGAGCACGGCGAGCTCGGGCCGATGCTGGCCCGCCCACTGGATCACTTCACCACCGAGGGCGACCTCTGAGGACTTCCCCGCATGCCTGCGGGAAGGCGCTACGTCCGCGCTGAGGACGGTCATGCCGACGGGCTTACGGAGCAACACGATGACCGACACCACCTCGACCGGCGGCGACGCCGGGCAGGGCACCACCGACGGCGCCGGCCAGCAGGGCGGCGACGGGAAGACCACCACCTCGTCCGGGACCGGCTCGGGTTCGGACAGCGGCTCGGCGAGTTCGACGAGCCAGCAGGGCAAGTCCGAGCAGACGTTCACGCAGGACGCCGTCAACCGGATGATCGAAGACCGGCTCGCGCGTGAGCGGAAGAAGTACGCCGACTACGACGACCTCAAGGCCGCGGCGGACAAGTCGAAGCCGCTCGAGGAGCGGGTCACGAAGCTGCAGCAGCAGCTGTCCGAGCGTGAGAGTCGCGAGATCGAGCGCAACGGGAAGCTCGCGATGTCGACCGTGCACGCGCTGCTCGCCGAGCAGGGCATCCGCAGGGACGACGTGAAGGACGTTCTCGAGCCGTTCGACCCGAAGAGGTTGCTCAAGGACGGCGAGCCCGACGACGAAGCGATCGCGCGGTTCGCGCGTGGGCTCGCGCGTGTCGCGGGCCGCCCCGCCCCGGACGTTGATCAGGGGCAGAACGGCAGCGGCAGCAGCCCGCAGACGATGGGCGACGTGATGCGCCGGATGGCGCGAGACCGCAGGTAACGACCCGCTCAGCGGCACGGCCGGACCGCTGCGCTCACACGATGGAGGAAGACCGTGCCGTACAACAGCGCAACGACCCGCGCCGACACTCAGGCGCTCATGCCCGAGGAAGTCTCCAAGGAGATGCTGGGGAAGCTGACCGAGGAGTCGGCGACCCTGCAGATGTTTCGACGCATCCCCGTGTCCCGCAACGCGATCCGGTTCCCGATCATCACCGCCCTGCCGACCGCGTACTGGGTGTCCGGCGACACCGGTCTGAAGCAGACCACGAAGCTGGCGTGGGACAACAAGTTCATGCAGATCGAGGAGATCGCGACGATCCTCCCGGTCCCGGAGAACGTCGCCGACGACATGGAAGGCGACATCTGGGACGAGGCCGAGCCGCTGATCCGCGAGGCGATCGGCCGCGCCCTCGACACCGCTGTGTTCTTCGGCATCAACGCGCCGGCGTCGTTCCCGAAGAACATCCTCCAGGGCGCCACCGACGCGGGAAACATCGTCACCGAGGGCACTGCGAACGCCGCGGCGGGCGGCTACCTCGGCGACGTCGACAACCTGATCGGTGCGGTCGAGGACGACGGGTTCGACGTCACCGGGTTCGTGGCCGCCCGAGCGGCGCGCCGCAAGTTCCGGGCCGCCCGGGACACGCAGGGCCGCAGGGCCGATCCCGGCCGGCTCGGCGCGGACCTGAACACCCTCGACGGCGAGACGATCTCGTACCCGATGCGCGGACTGTGGTCCACGACCGGCGGTGTCGGCACGAACGTCCGGATGTTCGCAGGCCAGTGGGACCAGTTCGTCGTCGGTGTCCGGCAGGACATCACGATGAAGCTGCTCACCGAGTCGGTGATTCAGGACAACACGGGTGCGATCGTCTACAACCTGTCCCAACAGGACATGATCGCCTACCGGCTGAAGTTCCGGGTCGGCTGGCAGGTCGCGAACACGATCAACAACGACAACCCCGACGCCGCGACCCGGTACCCGGTCGCCGCGATGAAGTTCTGAGAGGCGACCATGACTGCTCCCCTCGAGCGCGTCCACGAGCAGGACGTGCCGGCCGTCTCCACTGCCGGGAACGACGACGACACCGTTGTCACGCAGGCCCAGTACGCGGGCACGGTCACGAAGGTCGAGTACATCCCCGAGGCCACGATCACCGGCGCGGCGACGAACAACCGCACGGTGTCGCTGGTGAACAAGGGCCAGGACGGTTCCGGGTCGACGACGGTCGCGTCGCAGACGTTCGGCAACGGCGTCAACGCGACCGGGAACAACGAGAACGCCGTGCCGCTGTCCGGGACGCCAGCGAACCTGGTCGTCGCGGCCGGCGACACGCTGCTGTGGCGGTCGGTGCACGTCGGCACCGGCATCACCGACCCGGGCGGTCTCGTCCGCGTCACCATCGCGCGCTCCTGAAGGGACTGATCGACATGGCCGAAGAGCCGGACAACGACTACCGCACGACGGGCGTGAGCCCTCAGCCGTTCGTGCACCCGAAAGACGCGCAGGAGTACGGCTACTCGGGCCGGCTGCCGCACGACGAGGACCCGGACGCCCACACGGTCGCCGGCGTGACCGGCGGCACCGCGAACGTCACGGACAAGCCGACGAGCGCCACGAAGCGGACGTCGGCGAAGCCTGCGGCGAAGTCCTCGGACTGACTTGGAGGTCGTGGTGGCACCGTGGGCGACCGCGCTGGACGTGCAGGCCCGGTACGAGCAGGACATCCCGGAGAACCTGGCCACTCGTCTCGGCACGAAGCTCGACGACGCCCAGACGATCATCGAGAGCAAGCTCGGGGACATCCAGACCGCGATCGACGCTGAGCGCACGTCGGCGAAGAACGTGAAGCTGGTGCTCTGCGACATGGTGATCCGGTGGCTGCGGAACCCGACCGCGATGGCGGCGGAGAACGTCGGGCCCTTCGGGTACCGGCGGGACACGAGCATCCGGTCCGGGAAGCTGTACCTAACCGCGGAGGATCGGCAGATGCTCGGTCTGCAGTCGAGCGCGTCGACGATCCCGATGGCGGACGACGCGCTCAGGTATCCGACCCGCCCGCCGGGTGAGCCGGGGTGGTGGGTGGGGAACCGGCCACCACCCGGCTACGACCCCGACTGGGACCGCTGATGGCGCCGTTCGGGATCACCGTCGAGGTGCTGGCCTACGACCGTGACCTCGACGGTGACCTGTCGAACGAGCGGGTCGTGGGCACCATCGCAGGCGGGGCGTTCGCGCCGGGTTCGTCCACGGAGGACACCGACCGGAAAGCGCAGATCGTCGACCGGGCTGTGCTGTACGCGCCGCCGGGGTCGACGCCGGTCACCGACCAGAACAAGCTCCGGTTTCCCGGCGGCGTGATCTGGGAGGTCGACGGCACCCCGTTGCCCTGGTCGAGCCCGCTGACGGGTTGGACTCCGGGCGCCGAGATCCACATCAAGCGCGTGAGGGGGTGACGGGAGTGGAGTACCGACCGGATTTCCGAGGTATGGCCAAGTTCCTGCGCGGCCCGGATGCCGCCCGGGTTGTCACCGCGGCCGCGGGTGCCGGGCTCGCGCGGATGCGGGGGCTCGTCGGCCACGACAGCGGTGAGACGGCTCGCTCGGGTCGGCTGTTGCACGGCACAGGGGGCCGCCGCAACGACCGTGTCCGGGCGACGATCGCGTTCGACGGCGCGATGGTGCCCCAGCAGTTCGGCAATCAGCGCACGCGGGCCACCCGGCCGATGACGCGGGCGTGGGAGCAGATCTGATGCCGGGCTTCATCGACGTCGAGAAGGCGCTCGGTGAGCTCCTCGCTGACCTCGGCGAAGTCGGCACCGCTGTTCCCGCGGATGTCCCGGACCCGTACATCTGCGTGCAGCGGGTGCCGGGCGGCGGGTCGAACGGGCAGGGCTGGCAGGACATCGCGCTCGTCGAGGTCCAGACCTGGGCCAAGACGCGGCCCGAGTCGATGGCGTTGAACAACACGATCCGCGACCGGCTCGCCGGGCGCCGCGGCGTCGAAACCACTCTCGGGCTGATCGACCGCATTGTGGAAGCCGGTCCCCCGACCCAGCTTCCGTACGCGGACGAGCAGCTGCGGTGGGTTCCGTCGACGTGGCGGATCACTTCCCGCATCCAGTAGCACACCGAACCCAGGCGAACTACCCAGTTACCGGCCTCTGGTCGGTGTTCTCACCTGTCCAGAAAGGGACCGGATCATGGTCGCTGCCAGTTTCGATACCGTTGCCGCGCAGAAGTCCGGCAACATCCGCAAGGCCGTCGCCGGCACCGTGCTGCTCGGCAAGAACGCGTCGGCGTCGGCAATCACCACCCTCGTCGCGCCGAGCGGGCAGATCCTCATGCCTGCCGACCACGAGTCGTGCGGCTGGATCTCCGAGGACGGCCTCACGTTCTCCCGGAGTCAGGAGATCTCCGAGGTCCGCGGTTGGGGCGCCGCGACCGTGCTGCGCCGCGACATCCAGAGCCAGGACAGCACCATCCAGTTCTCCGCCCTGGAGACGAAGCGGCTCACCTACGAGCTGAAGATGTCCCGCGACCTCACCGGCTCGGCGGCGCAGATGACCGCCACGGGCGAGTGGAAGGTCGACATGGCGGTCCGCCCGGACATCATGTGGTGGCGGGTGTGCGCGCTCGGCAAGGACGGTTCCGGCTCGGGCCTGTTCTACACGGCGAAGGTGTTCCACAAGATGCTCGTCACCGACATGGACGACGAGGCGTGGTCCGACGGTGACGACCCGCTGAAGTACGGCGTGACGATGGGCGCGGTCCCGGACGACACGCTCGGCACGCTGGGCACGGAGTTCATCTTCGGTCCGGGTGCGTTGACCGCGGCGACGGCGATGGGCCTGACGGTCGCGTCGTCCTGATTCGTGGGCGGGCGGCGGTTCCTGGTGCCTGGGTGCTGCCGCCCGTTCCACCCTCACCCAGGCCGCTTCCCCCGTTCCGTGAAGGAGATCCGCGATGACTGATGTCCGCTTGAAGGACCCGAAGAC